CTACGACCAATTGATTAACAGTCTAAAATCTACGTGTCTCGAAGCGTCGCAAAGTGTAGCGATTGAATGAGAAAAAATCCTTATTAAGCAGATATTTGTTGCGCTTTGATACGCTTCGAGCGTATCAAAGGGTATCGAAGCGTGTCAGCGAAAAACGTTACCCCAGTGTTACCCCAGAGGACAATTTGACTATGGCAAGGGCGCTTACGACCAAGGCCGTTGAGGCCGCAAAGCCGGATCCGGAAAAGCGATACGAGCTCCCCGATCCGGCGCTGGCCGGTCTTTACCTGGTCGTGCAATCCAGCGGGGTTAAGTCGTGGGCGCTTCGCTATCGGCATGCTGGCAAGCCTAAGAAACTGACCCTCGGCCGATGGCCGTTGATGGGCGTCGCCGATGCGCGCAGCGCGGCTTCCGAAGCGCTGGAGAAGATTGAGCGCGGGAAAGACCCGTCTGCGGAGAAGAAGCGCACGAAGGCGGCAAGGATCGAGGCGCAGCTATCTGATCGGGACAAGGTGAAGACCCTGCTCGATCAATACGAGAAACGCCACCTCAATAGCCTGAAATCAGGCGCGACCGTGAAGCGCGAGCTTGACCGCTTCGTCGCTGCGGAGTGGGGCGATCGCGATATTCACGAAATCACCAAGCGCGACGTGATCGACCTGTTGGACGTGATCGCAGACAGCGGGCGGGTGGTCACGGCAAACCGGGTCAGGGCTTATCTCTCCAAGTTCCTAAACTGGTGCGTGGAGCGGGACATTCTGCCGATGAATCCGGCGACCGGCGTGAAGCCTGTGGCCAAGGAAACGAGCCGCGACCGCGTGCTGTCTGACGACGAAATCCGTTGGCTTTGGCAAGCCTGCGACGATCTGGGATTCCCGTGGGGGCCGTTCACGCAAACCCTGTTACTCAGCGGGCAGCGGCTGGGCGAGGTGGCGGGTATGACCGATAACGAGGTGAGCGGCGACCTATGGCATCTGGACGCCAAGCGCACGAAGAACGGGCGGGCGCATGACGTGCCGCTCTCCAAGGCTGTGCGCGACGTTCTGGCGGGCGTGGCGCGGATCGAGGGCAAGCCGGGGCTGATCTACACCACGACCGGCGAAACGCCTCTGAGCGGATTTCACAAGGGCCGAAACCATGTGGCCGAGAAGATGGCCGAGGTGGCCGAGCGGGAGACGGGCGAGCCTGTCGAAATTCCGCACTGGACCTTCCACGACCTGCGCCGCACGGCGGCAACCGGCATGGCGCGGCTTGGCATCCCCGTGCGCGTCACCGAAGCCGTATTGAACCACGTCTCAGGCACGGGCGGCGGGATCGTCGCGGTCTATCAGAGGCACGACTATGCGGACGAAAAGCGAAAGGCTCTCAACGCTTGGGCGCGGCTGGTGCGGGAGATCGTCACCGGCAAGGCGGATAACGTGGTGCGGATTGAGGGGGCGCGGTGATGGAGTATGACAAGTTCCTCGACCAGTATGACGAACTCCTCAACCGCTCGAACTTGTCCGCAGAGGAGCGCCGAACGCTACAGGCTGCGTGGGATGCGATCGAAGAAGAGGTTGGCGCCGAGGCGGTGACCGGATGCAGCCCACACGACCGTTGGATGCTAGACCACTCAGTTTTGCAATATTGTCGTTCGATTCGCCGGCCGAAGGTAGCCCTCAAGGATGCGAAGACCGCAGCCGCCAGCGCGAAATCGTTCCGGGCGAAAGCCGAGAAGATCAGGGCAGACCTGTTGGAACTCGCGCACGGGTTCGATGGCATCTCGGATGCAGGGCTCAATCTCGCTGCCTGCGGGGCTTTCGACGCCGCGGCACCGGCGCTCAAAGCGGCGCGTGAAATGGAACTCGCCGCCGAACAGATGGTAGCGGCCGCCCGGGCCGCGTTCCCACGACCGAGTAGAAATGAAGCCCGGCGGAAATTCGTTCGCGTGATGCTGTTGGCTGACCTTCTCCCGTTGGAGGATTTCAACCTCAAGAAAGCCGCTGTCGTGGCGGTCGCCCATGTCGTCGAGGGCGAAATCGGATCCGGGGAGGGGGAATGGCTGCTCCCCATGATGCGCGACGTCCTGAGTGAGCACGGCTTGCATGCTTCAACTGACGGAATTCATTGGCAAGAATGAAACTCGGAAAAGTTTCCGAGATGCCTTTTTGATCGCTTGTTTACTTTTCGAGATGCTCCGAGACGTTGAGATCAAAAGGAGCAACATCGTGTCCAACCCAGACCAACTGATGAGTTCGGGGCAAGTCCGAGAAATCTTCGGCGGCCTTTCTCGCGCAGCGCTCTATCGCTGGGAGAACGACGATCGTCTTGAATTCCCCAAGGCAATCGTGATCGGCAATCGCAAGTTCTTTCGCAAGAATGAGATCGTCGAATTCCAACAGAAACGGGCAGGCATCAAAACCGTTCGCTGTTCGTCGACTGACGGGGATGGCGGTGATGCATGAGCAGCACATTGGGAAGTGCGATCCGCAAAGTCGCCGGTCACGACCCGGAGGCCTTCGCCGACGCCGTCACGCGTCGGCTTCTCGAATTGCCATACGGGTCTGGCATTCGGGCATTGGTAGATGCTCTGAGCGATCTGCGTGACGGCGGTTCGATCGATCAGGATGCGCTAAGGGGCGCGCTAGAGGCGGCCGATGCAGCGGCGCAGGATGCGAAGGAGATCTTAATCGGAACGCGCGAGCTTGGGCGACGCTATGGCGTGAGCGCGAGAACAGTCTGGAACACGGTGCAGCATCAGGATGGATTTCCGAAGTCGTTTCGCACGCCGTCGGGGCAGTGTGTTTGGCGTCTCTCCGAGGTTGCGGCATGGGAAGACTGCGGGGGCCAGGAATGAGCATCAAAGCCATGAACTGGGCAATGGCGCTGCGCGGGGTCGAAATGTCTCCGGTCCAGCGGCTCGTTCTCTACGTCCTCTGCTTCCATCACAACGGGAAAACAGGGCAATGCAATCCTGCGATGAAGCGAATTGGCGATGAAGCTGGCGTCACCGATCGAGCTGCCCGGGAGGCGATGCGAGGCCTCGAACATATTGGCCTCGTCCGGTCGGAAAAGCGAACCAATGAAAGGGGGCAGGCGGCGAACAATTACGTTCTTTTCGGCCGCGTAGTGAACAAGAGCGGGCGGAACCTCCGTTCCGGCACCGGGCGGAACACAGGTTCCGGCACCGGGCGGCACGACAATACCGCCACTGATGCTGAATTCAGTGGCGGAACGCCGGTTCCGCCGAACAGGAAAGGGATAGATTCCGACGCTGGTCGGGCCGAAACGTTCGGAGAAGACGGTCCAGACTCTGAAGGGCAAGAATTATCACAGGTCGCGGCAGATGAGGCGCCCTTGGGCGCGCCTCATCCTGAGACGGAGGTCTGATGATGCACCCGGCTAGGGCGATCCTCCTAGATCATGATCTCGAACGGCTGCTTCGGGCTCATAAGGTGACGAGCGAGGAGCTCGCGAAGATGCTTTCGCCCAGCGCGCCGCCGAAGCCCGAGGCGAGAGACGATCCTGCGGCCGAGCGGCGTCGAGTGCGAAACGAAGCGCTGATCGCCTGCGCAGATCGCCTTGATCCGAACCGCGACCGGTCGATCCTCTCGATCCACGGGGAAATCAAATCGGCCTTTCGGGCGGTGAACTCCAAGGCGCAACCGAGTGGGCGAGGGATCGAGCCGATCGTCTGGAATCTGCGCAGCCTCAGGGCCGCTGGAATGGCGAAGCCAATCCTCGGCTATGATGCTTTCCGCACTCTTCTTGTCGAAAATGGATGGCCAGCGCGTGGCAAATTCGCGCGTGTCAATTGCTAGTTTACCTATCCTAGCAATTTCGGAGCGCTCGGATCAGGGGCAGCGTCAGGGGAAGCCGAAGAGGAGCCCCACCGATGCCAGATCCAAAATTCAACAGCCGAAAGCACCTGACCAAGCTGCGCGATATCCGTGACAAGAAGCGCTCCGAGGCGCTCGCCGCCTCGAAGCGGCGAAACGAACTGCTCGGAGCTCTCGCCGCCGCGCGGTCTGACCTCGCCAAGATCGCACCGGCTGACCTCGACCTCGGCAGCGTGGGGAAGCGCATCGCCGAGACCATGAAGGGGCGCGGAATGCGCGATCAGGCGAAACAGGCCGAGGCGATCGAGGCGCGTATCGCCGAGATTGAGCCCGAGGCCGAAGCCGCCAAGGAGGCCGCGGAGAGCGCCAGCGCGATCGCGCGGCAGGCCGCCCAGACGTATCAGACGGCCCACGAATACGCGGTGGAGAAGGGCCTCCCGCTCCCCATTGAAACGAAAAATCGCCGAGTAGATGAATAATCCAATGTTCGGACGTAAGATCGATTTGAAAAGCATCGAGGCCGCGACCAAGGTCGAGCAAGCTCGCACGACGGTTTACCGCCACAAGGCCGAACTGGCCGAGCTGAAAAACTCGGCCCCGCCCGAGAAGGAGATCGCGAAGGCTCTCGACGCCGCGCTCGATCGCCTCGCCGACCGTGGGCGCGACGCCCTGCCGGTGCGCGGTCTGGTCTCCCCCGCCGGGGCGCCAAACTGGAAGCCCGAGCTCACCGACGCCGACCTGCTCGGGCTGATCGTCGCCGTGGCCCGCGACCAGGTGCGGGCTCTGGTGATCGAGAAGGCCGAAGCGGCGCTCGGATCGCGCAAGTCCATGTCGCCCGCCGAACGGCAGAAGAAGGTCGACGCGGTCAAAGCCAAACTCCTCGCTGCCGAGATCGAAGAAGAAAGCCTCATTCGTGCGGCCGAGGATGGCGGCGTCGAGGTGCTGCGCCGGGCCGATGCCGACCCCCGAGCGACGTTGGGGGTGTGACCATGAAGAATTCGCGCGGGTTTTCGAGACCCCTTTCCCGCGCAGGGCGGCAGTTCCCGGCGCGAGCTCTATCGCGCGAACATGCGCCAGCGCGGGCGAGACCGCGCACGTCATTCGGGCGGTGTCCTGCTGGCGCGTCGTTGTGCCGTCCGAGGGGAGGGGGCCGATGCGGCCTCCTCCCGACCCACCCCCCGGTCAAGGGACCGTATCAGATTTTCGGCCTGCAGCGACGCACCGCGGCCCCGGTATCGCTGCGTTTTTCCGATCCAAAAAAACTCGTTTCCGTTTCCGCAAGCGAGGTGTCGTGATGAATCTGGCAGATCAAGAGATGAGCGGCGCGCAAATCGCTCAGGCTGCCGGTCGAACTGAACGATGGGTCCGGCAGCTTGCGGCTCGCGGCGTGATCGAGCGCACCCGGCGCGGGTATTACTCGACCGCTTCGGTTCTCCGTGGTTTTACCCAATACTTCGAGGATCAGGTCGCGGCGCGCGAGGTGCCGACGACCCGGCAGCGCATCGACGAAGCGAAGGCGCGCGAGGTCGAATTGCGGCTCGATGCCAGAATGCGCGAGATGATCCCCCAGAAGGAGGCGCGCGAAGCGATGGACCTTCTGGTCGACATGACCGCCATTGAGCTCGCCAAAATTCACACAAAGTTCCACGACCCCGTGCGATCTCTGATCAAGGCTGAGGCGCTTGCGGGCATCGAGCGCATAAACGCCGCTCTTCGCAAGGCCAAAGCCTCCATCGAAACGGGTGAAAAGATTGAGGGGCGCCCATGACAGTCTTCAATCTTTCCTGCCCGATCGCCGTCAAGCACGAAGACGGCTCCGAGCACTCGATCCGGGCACTGGTTCTGAATGTCGGAGCGGCCGAGGTGGTCGCATTGAAACGGCTCAGCGAGAGCGCGCCGCCGAGCATGAAGCTCGCACGATCCACGATCGATGTTGCCGCCGGACTTCCCCCGTCCACTGCTGAGTTACTCGATATCGACGACGTCAACGACGTTCTCGATATCGTCCAAGCAAAAGTCGACGCCGTCGTCGCGAAATTCAGGAGGGCAGCACCATGACCCGCAGAACCTCGCAGCTTGTCGTCGAAATGATCGACCGCGTGTCGGGGTCGGCGAAGAGGATCGGACGCAGCATCCGCGGCGTGAACAGCGCGGTAAACGACAGCACGAAGGGCGGCGTCACGGTGCAGGAGCGGCTTCACGCCGCGATCGCGCGCAACGATGCCGCCCTTTCAAGGGCCAGAATGGGAATCCTCGACAGCGTCGGGGCCTATTACGCGCTGAAAGGCGCGATCGGCGGCCCGGTGCAAGCCGCCCGCGAGTTCGAAAGCTCGATGGCCGACGTCAAGAAGGTGGTGAACTTCAAGACGCCCGAGGAATACAAGCAGTTCGAGAAGGACCTGATGGACCTCTCGACGCAGGTTCCGATCAGCGTCAACGGCCTTGCGGCCATTGCCGCGGCGGCGGGCCAAGCCGGGATTGCCGGTGAAGACCTCACCAAGTTCACTGAGGCAGCGGCCAAGGTCGGCACCGCATTCGATATCTCGGCAGACGAGGCCGGGGCCGGAATGGCGAAGCTGATGACGGGTATGGGGATGTCGATCGACGAGGTCGTCTCGCTCTCTGATGCGATGAACTACCTGTCGAACAGCCAGGCATCGAGCGCGGCCGAAATCCTCGACGTGATGAAGCGCGTCGGCGCGACCGCGAAACAGTATGGCTATTCGGCCAAAGAAGTTGCGGCCTTCTCGTCCGCAATGATCGCCTCCGGCGCTCCGGCCGAGGTCGCGGCGACCAGCTTCCGCAACATGGGGCGCGCCCTGACGAAGGGCGAGAGCGCCACGAAGCGTCAGCGTCAGGCGTTCAACGACCTCGGTCTTGATGCTGGCAAAGTCGCGAAGCGGATGCAGGAAGATGCGGTCGCGACGACGATCGACGTTCTCGAGCGCATTTCGAAGCTCCCGAAGGAGACGCAGGCGGCCGTCTCGTCCAACCTCTTCGGCGACGAGGCGCGGGCTCTGGGCCCGCTCCTGACGAACCTCGATCTCGTGAAATCGTCGATGGGCCTTGTGGCCGACGAGTCGAAATACGCCGGGTCGGCGTTCAAGGAATTCGAGGTGCGTAATGCGACCTTCGATGCCAAGGTGCGCCGCTTCGACAATACGATGGAGAAGCTGAAGATCACGATCGGCTCGGCCCTTCTCCCTGTCCTGTCCGATCTGATGGACAAGCTTGCTCCGATTGCGGAGTCGATGGCCAATATGATCGACGCCCATCCGCAGATCACCGCTGGGATCATGTCCGTTGTCGGGGGTCTGGTGGCACTCAAGGGGGCCATTGGCGTCCTCAGGTTCGTGGGGCTCCTGGGCAAGGGCGGGGCACTCGCCTTGATGGCCCGCGGTCTCGGCCTTGTCGGGAGCGCCGCCACCGCTATGGGCGCGAGTGTCTCGGCCGGGGCGGCGACTGCCGACGCCGCCCTTGCTGCACTCGAAGCCAAGACCGCCGCCCGTGCGCGCCGCCTCGCTGCTCTGAAATGGGGCGGGATCGGCCTCGCGGCGACCGTCGCCCTGACGCCCACCACCGCGAACACTGATCGAATGACCGGAGAGAGCGAAAGCGACATGCTCAAGCGCTCGGAGGCGGGCTTCGCCGCGCTCACCCCCGCGCAGCGTCAAGCGGCGGTCGATGCGGAATATGCCGCCGCTTCGGGCGGGAAGATCCCGGCAGAGGCGGCACGAGAGAAGGTTGCTTTGCTCCGGTCAGAGGCGGTCGACGTGCGCGCCACCATTGCAGAGCTAAAGGGCGATATCGACAATCTCGGAAACGGCCCCATGACGTCCGTCATGGCCGCCCCGCTGCGCGACCAACTGGACGCACGAAAGGGCGATCTGGCAGAGCTCGAAACGAAGATCCGGGACGCAGAAGCGGCGGCTCAGGCGCTCGGCGCGGTATCGGTGGAGCCAAAGGTTCGAACGTATTCCATCGACGCGGCGATTTCTCGTCTGGCGGTCCTCGCGAAGAGCTTCCGCGCGCTTCCCTATTCCGCCCAGGTGCAAGCGCCCGCGCCCGCCACCTCCCAATTCCCGCTCTCGGGCAAGCGCGCCAAGGGCGGGCCGATGAGTGCCGGTGGCGCGTATCTCGTGGGTGAGAACGGGCCGGAGGTGGTGACGCCTTCGCGCGGCGGCTTCGTGCATCCTAACGGCTCTGGAGGTGGTGGCGCTCGCTTCGGCGATATCCACATCTCGTTCGCCCCGGTGATCCAAGGGGGCGGCGACTTCGCGTCGATGATGGACCGAGTCATGCGTGAGTTCGAAGACAGAATGCGCATGTCGCTCACGGGCGTCATGGCCGATCTGCCGGGGGGCATGTGATGGCCCATCCAATCAACCGAAATTTCACAAGGCGGGCCGCGGTGGTCGCGCCGAACAAGAAGGAGGCCGCAATGGCGCTTCAGAACGGTCCCGCGGCCGAAACCGCGGATACGTCCCTCGATCTCAAAAAGCTTGTGCCGCTCGCACTTGCCCGCATTGAGGCAATCATTCGCTCTCCCGAAGGGAAGGCGAACCCCGAACTGGCGGTGAAGCTGGCGACCGATGGCGTTCCCGCCGACGAGGCGCTCGCGAAGCTGCGCGCCGCTCCCAATCTGGCATAAGGAGGCCATCATGACGGTAAGTTTTAGCGACCCCGCGTTCAGCGTTTCGACCCTCTCGGCGCTCGTGAACGAAGAGAATTTCGTCCCGTCGCGGATCGAAAAGCTCGGCATTTTCCGCTCGAAACCGATCTCGACGACGAAGACCGCGATCGAGAAGAAGAACGGCGAACTCAAGCTGGTCCCGCCCAGTCCGCGGGGCGGCCCCGGATCGACCGTGAAAGACGGAAAGCGCAGCCTCGTCGAACTCGCTGTCCCGCATTTCGAGGTGAATGATGCTTTTTATGCCGAGAGCATTCAGGACAAGCGCGAATTCGGCACCGAAGCGACCCTGAAATCGGTCACGGTGGCGGTCTACGAAAAGATGCTCGCCGCGCGCAACAACCTGTTGGCGACCGAAGAGCATGCCAGGATGGGCGCGATCAAGGGCGTGGTCACGTATGCCGATGGTTCGAGCCTCAACCTTTACGACGAGCTCGAGGTGACCGCTCCCGACAAGACCTGGCTGGACCTCTCGAACAGTGCCGCGACAGACGGCGCGCTGCGCCGGGCCTGTTCCGGTGTGGTGCGGAAGATCATGGACAAGCTCGGCGCATATCCGATGACCGGGGTTCACGCTTTCTGCGGCGATACTTTCTTCGACGATCTCATCACCCACCCCGAGGTGCGCGAAACCTACCGCGGGACCAGCGAGGCCGCCTTCCTCCGGTCGGGCTACGTCAATGAGGAAGCCCCCGGCGCCTATGCGGCGTTTTCCTTCGGCGGGATCATCTTCGAGAACTATCGCGGCGGCGCGGATGCGACCTTCGTCGCGCCGACGGAATGCCGGGTGTTCCCGCTGGGCGTCCCTGATCTCTTCATCAGCGCTTATGCCCCGGCCGACTACATGGAGACGGTCAACACCGAGGGCGAGCGCTTCACGGCAAAGATCCGGCAGATGGCAAACGAGAAAGGCGCGAACATCGATGTGCAAATGAATGCGCTGCAATATTGCTCGCGCCCCGAGTTGCTGTTCGAACTCTCCTCCGAGGCTGATCCGGCGGCATGAGCGGGATGATTGAAGACAGCGGGAAAGGGGCGCCGATGGTGCCCCTTTCTTTCCTTTGCCGGGTGATCGCGCGATCCGAAGACACGGCGCGCAAGCTCGCCGCCTCTGGCGTGTTCGAGATCAAGCGCGGGCAGGTCGATCTGCGCGCGGCGGTGGCCGGAATCATTGAGCACGAGGTAAATAAGCGCGTCGAGAAATCGCGCACCATCAGGAAGAACTCGAAGGTGGTCTGGAAGCGCCGCGCCGAGCTTCAGCGCGATGCGGACGAGCGCCGCGACCTGATGGTCGAGCAGTTCGAGATCGCCGACCAGATCGTCGCCGTGCTCGACGGGATCGACGCTGAGCTGCCCCCGGCGGTGCGCGAGCATGTCAGCGGCCTCTCGCGCCTCTCCCGCCGTCTGCGGGGGCTCTCAGCGCCCCGAGGCTGACGATGGGGGGGCGGGGCCGCCGGGCCCCGCCCAAAAGCCGACGAAACCCTCCTCTTGCTGGCGCGTACCAGGCGACCCATTATGCGACCATCGTTGAATGACTGATGGTGATAGAATGGATTTTGGCCTCAAAGAGATTGGTGAAGCTCTGGTTGCGGGAAAACAGGGGCTGGACTTGCTCCGGGGCGGAACGGATTACGTTCGCGGCCTAAGGTCTAAAGACGACAAGCCAGCGCATCTTTCGCCCGAAGAATTGTCTGATCTATACGAGCGACTGTTTCGCGCTCAGAATGCGCTCTTGGAGATGAACGGCCTTCTAAGAGATGCGCAGGACAAAGCGAGAGAGGCGGACCAACGTAACTCGAAATTGCATAGATATGAGCTGCAGCAACTGGCGCTGGGAGGGTTTGTAAGGAGACTTAAGGAAGAGTTCCGCGATCAGGAAGCTGACCACATGGTATGCGCCACGTGCTTCGAGAAAGGCTTTGCATTTATCCTTCAGCCATCGGGATACGTGGTCCAATGTCCTGTGTGTAAAGGGGTGATCGATATGGAGAGTGCCGAGCGCCCCAATCCACGTCGCAAAGGTATCGTCTAACGTTCCGAAGCTTGTTCTTGCGCCGAGGCGATGATCTGCTCGACGAGCGCATCGAGAACCGGCTCGTCATTCCCGAACACCTCCCTGACCGCTGCAGCCAGCGCCGCAATCCCCGCGGGGCCCGACGCCTTGGTTTCGACGAGGGCGCGGAAAGCGGCGGCTTCCTGTTCACCCTCAGGCCGATCATCAAGCAGGGCCTCGCGGGCCGTTGCCCAGGTGCGGAACGCGACGAGGGCAGGATCAACACCGGGCAGGGCGGCGATATCGGCCATAAACGGCGAGGTTGAGAAGGTGGCGGTGGTCAGTTCTGCGGCGGTTTCGGTGTTCATCGGGTGCATGGTTTTCTCCTCTGCTTGCACCCTCGATGATCCAGAAAAAAACATTATATGTCAAATTGTTGGAAGATTTCCAACTTTGATATTGGAGCTTTTCCAACGGCCTTTTGCGGAGGTTGAACTGTCGCTCCTGGAGGGTTGGAAATTTCCCAACAGGGTGCGGAGAAGATGCGTCGAATCGGCACGCTGAATTAGCTGAAACATCTATCGCGTCGGAACGCAGAAGCGAGGTCTTGCAGCCGCGGATGGTCACCAATTCCCTGCGTCGAACTCCAATGGATCGCCATAGTGCCGCTTGCCAGCGGAATCGACTGCAAATGGTTTGATGCGGACCTTTGCTGGAAGGTCCGTTGTGCGGATCGCTTCCGCGAGATCGCGGTAGCCAAAATGTCGCGTGGCGATTTCTCCATCCGACAAGGTGGTCGGCGTGGCCGTGTCTGCGAAACCCGGATACGACCGCATAAGTGCCAAGGTCCTGTTTCCCGGCAGCTCTAAGCCGAGGTTCGTGACGGTCACATTCCGATGGCCGGTATTAGTGGCGGTGACTTGGAAAAGGGGATCGCCCACGTGCCCGTCATGGTAAGCAGGCACCGCGGAGTTGATCGACAGCTGCAAATTGCGCGCGCTTTTCCGTCGCGCATCCAAAAAATTGTAGATCGAAAGGACAGTGCCAATAGTGCCGAGCAGAAGCGGCAGAACGTTGCGCGCGATCTCAAGAGCAGACATGGGACAAACCTCCAAACCTAAAGAGATTTTGTTACCCCAGACGTTACCCCGGAGCAAAAACGAGAAAAGCCCCCGAAGGGGCAATCTCATAAGTCTCTGCCATATCAGGGATTTTTGGCTCCGGCGGT